CCCCTGGTGCAGAGCCAGCGGGACCAGATCGATGTTGCCTCTGGTGTGCGCACCATCGACGAGTGCCGGGAGGACCGTGGCCTGGAGCCGCTGCCCGAACCCGAGCCGCCCGTGGTGCCTCCTCCTGCCCTTCCCCCTCCGGTCCCTGGGACTGTCCCCGCGAACCCAGGCCAGCCCGCGGCTGCGCCACCTGCTGAACCGTCCACCGTGCCGGAGGGGGAACCTGCCAAGCCTGAGCCTGCTGAGAAGCTGGCCAAGGCCAAGAAGGTTCAGCCTATCAAGCGCGACCGCAAGGCCCTAAAGAAGCTCGAGGCGAAGCTCCAGAAGATCACCCTCAAGTTCTTCAAGGGCCAGGTCGAGCCCATCGCCAAGCTGCTGCACGACGTGATGCCCGACAGCGCCGAGAAGCTGGCCAAGATGAGCAAGGAGGACGCCCTCAAGATCCTCGAGGCAGTCAATTTCGACTGGACCAAGCTGGGCGACGACCTGGAGCCCATCCTGGCTGCCATCGCCCAGGACGGCGCGGCCCAGGGTCTCATCCAGGTGGGCTCCAAGACGACCGCGGACCTGCTCGACCAGGTCAACGAGAAGGCCGTCGAGTGGGCTGAGAAGCACGCTGCCGACCTAGTCACCCAGCTCACCCAGACCACCCGGGACCGGCTACGGGGCGACCTGGCCGCCTCGATCGAGCTGGGCATGAGCGTGCAGGACATCGCCAAGGTGCTCGAGGAGGACTACGCCTTCAGCGAGCGTCGAGCTGCCCTGGTGGCCACCACGGAGCGGGCCTTCGCTGACGTGCGCGGCAACCAGATCGGCTACGCCGAATCGGGCGTGGTGAGCGGCCTGGAGTGGCAGACGGCCAACGAGGGCGAGGATGACCGGACCTGCCCGGACTGCGAACTGAACGACAACACGACGGTGGCCATGGACCCGGAGACGGGCGAGGCCACCGAGGCCTTCCCCAGCGGTGCCACCACGGTCCCCGCCCATCCCGGCTGCCTGTGCGACTTGCTGCCGGTCCTAACCAACGACACCCCCCAGGAGGATTGATATGAAGCGAAAAGCCTCTTTTTTCGTGGCCTTTGAAAAGGTCGAGAAGCAGGACGACGGCTCGATCCTAGTCTCCGGCGTGGCCTCCAGCGAGGCTGTGGACAGCGACGGCGAGACCATTACCTCGGATGCCATGAAGGCGGCCCTGCCGGACTACATGAAGTTCGGGGCCATCCGGGAGATGCACCAGCCCATCGCGGCTGGCAGCGCCATCAAGTGCGAGGTCGACGCCGAGGGCATCACCCACCTCGAGGCCAAGATCGTCGACCCTGTCACTTGCATGAAGATCGACGAGGAGGTCCTGAAGGGCTTCTCCGTGGGTGGCAAGATCACCAGCCGCGACCCGCTCAACAAGACCATCATCACTGGGATCCGCCTCACGGAGATCTCCGTGGTGGACCGCCCCGCCAACCCCGACGCGGTCTTCAAGCTAGGCAAGGTCGAGGGTGCCGATGACTGCACCATGGGCGAGCTGCGCAAGGGCCTCTACGAGGTTCAGGATTTCGCCTGCCTGATCCGCCAGATCGGCTACCTCTGCCAGGAAACTGCCTGGGAGGCGGACTACGAGGGCGACAACAGCCCGGTCCCCGCAGCCCTGCGTGACTGGCTGGCCGAGGGCGCTGGCATCTTCCAGGCCATGGCCGCCGAGGAGATCGCCGAGCTGCTGGCCACCCTGCCGCAGCCTCCGACCGTCGAAGTGATCCAGATGGCCGAGAAGCTCTCCAAGGCCGAAGGCACGAGCAACCTGGCCAAGGCCGGGCAGAAGTTCAGCAAGGCTACCAAAGAGGCCCTGGCAGACCTCCACAAGACCCTCGGCGAGTGCTGCACCAAGATGGACGGCCTTGGATACAAGGACGCCGACGAAGAGGATGCCGACGGCGCCGAGGACAACAAGAAGGTCGCCAAGGTCGAGGGCGCTGCCCCTGACACCGAGGCCCTCACCAAGGCTGCCGACGAGCTGGCCAAGGCCAACACCGAGATCGAGACCCTCAAGAAGCGTGTCACCGAGCTGGAGGCCCAGCCCGAGGCGCCCAAGGGCGTGCAGAACGCCAACATCGTCGTCGGGAAGTCCGACGACACCACCACTCCTCCCCTTTCCGAAGCCGACCTGCAGAAGCAGGCCGAGGCCTTCATGTCCCTCCCACCCGAGGAGCAGTCCCGCCTCCTCATCAAAGCCGTTCACGCGGGCGCTACGGCCACGCGATAACCCCTTTCTCCTTTCGGAGGCAATATGCACGGATCCATTCAGGAAGTCCTGCAGCTCATCAACAAGGCGCAGAGCGCCCTTGGCGAGAACACGCTGCAGAAGACCCTCACCACTAGCTCCAACATCATCAACTACGACCTGCAGGCTCCCGCGAAGAACCTGTACCCGGTCATCACCCCCCTGCGCAACCGCATCCCCCGCGTCCCCGGACAGGGTGGAACGGCCACCAACTGGAAGGCCATCTTCGGCCTCACCGGTTCCGGCGTGAAGTCCATGCCGTGGGTGCCTGAGGGTCAGCGCAGCGGCCGCATGAACTACAGCGCCATCGACAAGGCCGCGAGCTACCGCACCCTCGGTGAGGAAGACACGGTCAGCGAAGAGGCGCTGAACGCTGCCATGGGCTTCGAGGACCTCATGTCCACGATGGCCATGCGGCTGCTCCAGGGCACCTTCATCAAGGAGGAGTTCGCGATCCTGGGCGGCAACAAGTCCGTCGCCTTGGGCACCCCGACGACTCCCACCGTGAGCGCCTCCGGCTCCGGCGCTACCCTGCCCGCGGCCACCTACAGCGTGATCGTGGTCGCCCTCACCCTGGAAGGCATCAACGCCGCCTCCCTGTCCACGGGCGTGGTCCAGGCTCCGACCATCACCGGGGCTGACGGCAAGACCTACGTCCTGAACGGCGGCAGCTCCCAGAAGAGCGCTGCGGCCTCCCAGGCGGTCACCCTCGGCCAGACCCTTTTCGCCAGCACCCCCGCGATCAACGGAGCCGTGGGCTATGCCTGGTACACCGGCACGGCGGGCTCGGAGAAGCTGGAAGCCATCACCACCATCAACTCCGTCGTCTTCACCAAGCCCCTGCTCGGCACCGGCCAGGCCGCCACTGCGGTCACCATCGACGCCAGCCAGAACAGCAACTACGGCTTCGACGGCCTGCTCTACTCGGCCCTGCTGAGTGGCTCCGGCGCCTACGTGAACACCCTGGCTACCGGCACCGCCGGCACTGGCACCCCGCTCACCGCTGGTGGCCGTGGCAACGTCAACGAGATCGACGCGATGTTCCAGTCCATGTGGGACAACTTCCGCTGCGGTCCCACCGTGATCCTGGCCAACAGCCAGGAGGTGAAGAACATCACCAACAAGGTGCTGTCCAGCGCTTCCGGCCCCCTGCTGCGCTATGACGGCGGCAGCGGCAAGGATCCCTACGCCATCGTCGGCAACGGCGTGGTGGAGGCCTACTACAACCCCTTCGCCTTGGGCGGTGGCTTCAGGGTCCCCATCCTCATCCACCCCAACGTGCCCGCCGGCACCCTGCTCGGCTGGTGCGAGAACCTCCCCGCTCAGTACCAGAGCGCCGAGGTGCCCAACGTCGCCGAGATGAAGATCCGGAAGGAATACAAGCAGACCTTCTGGCCCCAGACCACCCGCTCGCGCGACTGCGGCGTCTACGTCGAGGAGACCCTCGCGGTCTACCTCCCCGGCGCCATGGGCGTCATCAACAACATCGCGAACGGCTGACCCCAACCACGCCCAGGGGCCCTTCGGGGTTCCTGGGCCTTCCTCTGGAGAACCCATGGCAAAGATGTATTCCAACAGCAACCACACCAGCGTCTGCTGGCAGGGCGAGATCTTCGAGGCCGTGGATGGCCAGTTCGACGTCCCCGAAGCCGCGATCAACGATCTGGTGTCTCACGGCCTGATCCCCGGCGAGGTTCCGCCTCCCATCAGCCAGGCCCCCGTGCCCCAGCTGCGCCCCGTGCCCCAGTGGAGCAACGAGGCCCTGCAGGCCAAGGCCGTCGAGCTGGGTCTGACCCTCGAAGCCGACATCTCGCGCCCCGACCTGATCAAGGCCGTGGCTGCGGCCGTCGCCGCAAAGGACTAGGCCATGACGACCCGAGTTCTTCCCGCTCCCCGGGGCATCTCCCCGATCCTCGTCTCCGGACGCAACTACATCGGCGTGCTCGGCACCCCGCAAGACGTTCCGGATCAGGACGCCCAGATCCTGGGGGCCAATGGCTGGCTCGTCCTCGGCCTGGTCGGCACGACCGCCCAGCGCCCCCTCAACCCGCAGTCGACTCCAGCCCAGCCCTACCTGAACCAGGACTACTACGACACCACCGTGGCTGCCTGGATCGCCTGGGACGGCCTCAACTGGCGAAACATCATCTCCGGGGCCGCCGTCTAGGCGCTCACCATGTCCCTCGCTCCCGATCCCTCCGACCTCACGACCGTCGCCAACCTTGAAGGTTGGCTGGGGCTAACGAACGTCCAGGCACCTATCCCGGACCAGCTCCAGCGCCTCATCACGGCCGCGTCCGCAGGCATCCAGTCCTACATCTCCCGCACCATCCGGAGCCTCAGCTACAACGAGACCCGGGACGGCACGGGGGGTGTCCGCCTGGTCCTCAGGAACACGCCGGTGACGGCCGTGGCGTCAGTGGTGATCAATGGGGCGGTCATTCCGCCATCCCCGGGCTACGGCCAGACGGGCTACATCTTCAGCGACACCGCGATCATCCTGCGCGGCTACACCTTCACCCAGGACGATCAGAACGTGCAGATCTCCTACACGGCCGGCTACGCCAGCACCCCTGGCGAAATCGAACAGGCTTGCCTGGAGCTGTGCGCCTTCCGATGGAAGGGGCGCGACCACATCGGCCACGCCTCCAAGACCATCAATGGGGAAACCGTCGCCTTCATCGTCAAAGACATGCCCGACAGCGTGAAGACGATCCTCACGCAGTACAACTCCGTGGTGCCGGCATGATCGCCGCGGAACTCATCGGCGCCGAGCGCGTGGTGGCCTTCCTGGAGCTGCTGCCCCCGAAGGCCATGGCCGCTATCAAGGCCGATGTCTCGCGCCTGGCCCTCCTCCTGCTCCGCAAGGTGAAGGAGGAGAAGCTCAACGGCCAGGTGCTGAAAAACCGTTCCAGCACCCTGATGCGCTCCATCAACATGAAAGTCGACGCCAGCCCCCAGCAGGTGATCGGCTCCGTGGGCACGAACATCCGCTATGCGGCTGCCCACGAGTTCGGATTTCAGGGCACCGTCAACGTCCCGGCCCACCTCCGGATGATGAAGATGGCCTGGGGTCGTGCGGTCAAGGAACCCCGCCAGATCATGGTCGGGGCCCACTCCATGAAGATGAACCTGCCCGAGCGGTCCTTCCTGCGCTCGGCCTTGGCTGAGATGGAATCCGAGATCAAGGACGGCCTCGAGGCCACCATGGCCAAGGCGGTGAAGCCGTGAACCGGGAGAGCGTCGCCGCGGCCCTGTTCGCCCTAGCCAGCTCCACGGCGGGGTTCATCACCACGTCCCGGCGCCTGAAGCATTGGTCGGATGTGCCAGCCGAAGATCAGCCGGCGCTCTTCCAGGCTCAGGGTAAAGAAAGCGTCGACGTCCAGGTGCAGAAAATGGGCGGCCCGAACACCCACAAGCTCGCCTTCCAGCTCTACGTCTACGTTCACAACACCGACCCCACCATCGCCCCAGCCAGCCTCCTCAACCCCATCCTGGATGCCATCGAGGCGAAGCTCACCCCCACCCCTGGCACCAAGCAGACCCTGGGCGGCCTCGTCCAGCACGCCTTCATCTCCGGAGCCATCGAGACGGACGAAGGCGTTCTCGGCGACCAGGCCGTGGCCATCATCCCCGTCGAAGTCCTAGCCGTCTGAGGAGACGTCATGCCTGATCCCATCCTTGAAATCGTCGAGCAGTGGTTTCGCGACCACTTCTGCGGGCTCGGCCCGCGCATCGACCAGGACCTCTGGAACGAATTCCATGCCGCCAAGGAAGAGCTGAAGGCTCGCCTGACGGCTTCCCCCGCAACCACCACGGCGCCTGCCGAAGAACCCCTCAGCAAGTAACCACTTCTCCTTTCGGAGGTCACCATGCAAGTCAGCTTCGGCTCTGGCTCCGTCTTCGCAGTTCCCAGCGGCGCCAACCCCACCCCCGTCCAATTCGGCGTCCTCCAGGACATCGCCATGGACTTCAGCTTCAGCCTCAAGGAGCTGCGCGGCCAGTTCCAGTTCCCCGTCGCGCTCGCCCGCGGCTCTGGCAAGGCCACCTGGAAAGCCAAGGCCGCCAAGCTCAACGCCGCGGCCATCAACAGCCTGTTTTTCAACGGCACCGCCTCCACTGGCCTGGAACTCACGGCCATCAATGAAGTCGGCACCGTCGCTGCGGCTGCGGTCACCGTCGCGAACTCCGCCTTCTTCCAGACCGACCTGGGCGTGGTCAACAGCGTCACGGGCGTGCAGTACACCCGCGTCGCCTCGGCCCCTGCCGTCGGCCAGTACACCGTGGCTGCTGGCGTCTACGGCTTCAACGCCACCGAGAACGCAACCGTGATGCTGTTCAACTACAGCTACACGGCCGCTGCTGGCGGCACGAAAATTCAGGTCGTCAACCAGCTCATGGGTAACCAGACCACCTTCCAGATGGTCTTCAACGAGAAGTTCAACAACCAGACCGTCCAGTTCCGCTTCCCTGCGGCCGTCGCCAGCAAGTGGACCTTCGGCACCAAGCTCGAGGACTTCACCATCCCCGAGTGGGACGGTGAGTTCACCTGCGACAGCGCCGGGAACCTCTGCTACCTGAGCACGGTGGAGTAAGCAATGGCGCTCATTGAAGGCGTTCGCATCAACCTGGGGGGCCGCGAGTTCGTGGCTCCCCCCCTCAATTTCAAGGCCCTACGCCAGCTCACCCCGAAGCTGGCCATCCTGGCCTCCATGGGCGACGTGCCCACCAACGACCAGACCGACGTGGTGCTGGACGTGGTGCTTGCCGCCTTGACCAGGAACTACCCCGACCTGACCCGCGAAGAACTGGAAGACCTCCTCGACCTGGCAAACCTGGCCAAGGCCCTCGAGGCGATCATGGGCGCGTCCGGGCTGGAGCGCACCACGGGGGAAGCGCCGGCCCCAGCGGCGACGGACTCGACTGGGGCGATCTCTACGGGCTCCTGATCACCAGCACGGGCTGGACCTGGGACTACATCGACGACTGCATGACGATCCCGAGGATGAACGACTTGGCGAGCTACTGGAAAGCCCACCCGCCTACCCACATCGCCGTCCAGCGTGGTCTGGGCGTCGTTGGGGAGGCAAAGCCTGTTAAATCGCCCCCAGCTGAACGCGAGTCGCAGCTCGGGGACCTTATCGGCATGTTCCAGGGAGGGGCTCTCCGTGGCTGATCAGGAAGTCATAGTCCAATTCAAGGCCATCGTCGCCGACTTCCTCGACAAGATGGGTGCCGCTCACAAGGGCACCCAGGAAGCCGCCCAGAACATCAACAAGAGCGTCGAAGGCATCGGCAAGGGCTTCGAGAAGCTCATGAGCACGATGGGCGCCCTGGGCGGCATTCTGGCCGGCGGGGCGATGTTCAAGGAGGCAATCGACAAGACGCTGGAGTGGAACGGCGAGGTCATGAAGCTCAGCCGCACCCTCGGCATCACCTCCGAGGACGCTTCCGGCCTGGCCGTTGCCCTCCACCATGTGGGCATCGGCGGCGACACCTTCACCGGCATCGCCATGAAGATGACGAAGCAGATGCGGGCCAACGGCGAGGCCTTCGACAAGCTGGGCGTCTCCACCAAGGATTCGAATGGCGAGTGGCGGAACACCAGCGAAGTCATGGTGGACGCCATCGAGAAGCTGAACAGCATGCAGGCTGGCACGGACCGCAACGTGGCGGCCCAGGCCTTGTTCGGGGCCCGGGTCGGCGACCTGGGGCCCCTGCTGCGCATCAACAAGGACCTGCTCGAGGAGAGCGCCGAGAAGGCCAAGAAATACAACCTGGTCGTCGGGCCCGAGGGCGCGGCCCAGACCCGGGCCTACAAGGACGCCATGAAGGACGTGCAGCTCATCACCCAGAGCCTGCAGGTCCAGGTCGGCAACGTCCTGATGCCCATTCTGCTCAAGCTCGGGCAGTTCCTGGGCGAGGAGGGCCCCAAGCTGGCCGAGGGCTTTGGCTACGCCATCAAGGGCGTGGTGCAGGTCTTCTACGTGCTCAAAGCGGTCATCGAGACCATCACGATCGTCGTCACGGCGGTCTTCGACGAGCTGATCATCATCTTCACGACCCTCGGCAAGGTGATGATGGCCGTCATGTCCGGCGACTTCAAAGGCGCCGTGGCCATCGGCAAGCAAGGCCTCCAGGAGATCAAGGCCGAAGACGAAGCGGTGGTCGACGGGATCAAGAAGTCCTGGGCAGACCTGGCGAAGAACTCCAAGGAGCTTTGGAGCGATGGCCCGAAGAAGAAGTCGAAGAAGCCCGAGGGCGACACCCTTGGCGGCGACGATCTCAAGGCCGGGAAGAAGGAGAAGCCCAACCTCGTCGGGGAGTGGGAGGCCGAGCTGACGAAGCAGAAGGCCTTGCTCACCGAGAGCGATGGCGACCTGGCCGAGATGGCCAAGGAAGACGAGCGCAAGTTCTGGGAGGGCAAGCTGGCCCTCACCAAGAAGGGCAGCGCCGAGTGGGTGGCTGTCCGCCTGAAGATGGCCGAAGACGGCAAGGCCATCCAGAAGGCCACAGACGAGGAGCAGAAGAAGGCCGACAAGGAGACCTCCGACCTGGCCAAGCTGGTGCGCCAAGACGAAATGGCGGCCGCCAAGAACGCCATGGAGATCAAGAAGGCCAACCTCGCAGCGGCGGTGCAACTGGGCCAGATCACCCACGCCCAGGAGCTGGCCGAGCTGAAGAAGTTCCATGCCGAGGAACTGAAGATCGAGATCGACGCGCTCCTCGCCGAGCAGGCCCTGCACAAGGACGATCCGGTGAAGTTCGCCGAGATTCAGAACAGGATCCTGGCCGCGAAGCGCAAGTCGAACCTCGACATCCAGAAAATCAATACCCAGGCGGCCCAGGAGGAGATGAAGACCTGGACCCAGGTGGCCACCGTCATCACCAGCAGCCTGGGGAATGCCCTCACCGGCCTGATCACCAAGACCCAGAGCTTCGGGCAGGCCATGCAGGGCATGATGCAGGCGATCTCCCAGGGCTTCATGAAGCTGGCCATGGACATGGCCATGGAGTGGGTCAAGGGCGAGATGATCAAGAAGGCCGCCTCCATCACCACGGCCACCACCCAGGCCACAGGCAACGCCGTGGTGGCTGGTTCCGGCGCCGCGGCGTCTGCCGCCTCCATCCCGGTCTACGGATGGGCCATCGCCCTGGCCGCTGGGGCCGCGGTCCTGGCTGGTGTCATGGGCATGAAATCGAGCATCGGCAGCGCCAAGGGAGGATGGGACATCCCAGCCGGCCTGAACCCCATGGCTCAGCTACACGAGGAGGAAATGGTCCTCCCGAAGGAGCAGGCCAACGCCGTGCGCAACATGGCGAAGAACGGAGGGGGCAGCCAGACCCACGTTCACATCCACGCCATGGACGCGAAGAGCTTCAAGCAGGCCCTGGGACGCAACCAGGGTGGACTCCTTGACGTCCTGAACGAAGCCATGCGGAACGGGAGGACGGCATGAGTAGCCTCATTTTCCCAAACCTGGCTGGGCTCGACATCTCGGTCAAGCGGGCCCCCGTCTTCGCCACCAAGATTCAGACCGCCAGCAGTGGAAAGGAGCTGCGGGCCAGCTTCCAGGCCTTCCCGCGCTACCGCTACGAGCTGCGCATGAATTTCCTGCGCCAGGGCGGCTATTACAACACCCTCGCTGATGAGGCTGGCACTCTGAATGCGTTTTTCATGAAGCACCGTGGGAGTTGGGATTCGTTCCTTTTCCAGGATCCCTATGACCCCAGCGACACGGCCATGGGCTTCGGAGTGGGCACCGGCGCGCAGACGGTGTTCCAGTTGCAGCGCCGGGAGCCGGGGAACTATTCCACCGCCATGGGGACGTTCCCTGTCCCGTCCACGCCCCGTACGAACATCTGCCTTTATTCCCAGAGCATGAACTCGTGGTCGACCACATCAGGCGTGGTTATCGCTATCGATTGCACCCTCGCTCCAGATGGAACGGCAACCGCAGACCGCATCAACTATGATGGGACCGGCGTTGCCGGGAATTACCGCATCTACGGGAATGTCTCTTCTGGCCTGACCGGGCAGGTCTACACCGGATCGGTTTGGCTTCGATCCGACGCTCCGGTTTCGCTTCGGCTGGGGAACAACCTGGGCGGCCTCCAGGTGGTCAGCATCACCACTGCCTGGCAACGATTCAGCATCACTGGGACTGGGGCAACCCCGCAGATATTAATCCACAGCGCGAATGGAGATAATACCCCGTTTACTATTTATGCCTGGGGCGCGCAGCTCGAACTGGGCGCCACTCCTACAGACTACATCCCCACGACCACCACGGCCGTGACTGTGACGCCGAGCTATTACCCCGGCACGGATGGCTTTGAGCCCGTGACTGAACCCGCTCCTGGTGTGCAGATCTATCGCACGGACTGGCAAGGCACGCAGCCGATGCTCCAGACTCCAAGGACCAATCTGTGCCCCTACTCTGCCCAACAGGAGAACGCATCCTGGTTGACCGTGCATAGCACGGTTTCCGTGCCCTCTGTGGGGGCTCCGGATGGGACGTTGACCGCGAGGAAGATCCAGGAGGACGCGACCACCAACGAGCATTCGATTTACCGAGCCATCACCGTGGCTGCGGGAATGCTCACCGTTTCCGTGTTCATGAAGTCCGCAGAGCGCAGCTATGGGGTGCTTTTCGATACCACCAGCTCAAGACAGGTCTGGTTTAACCTCACAAATGGAACCATCGGGACAATCGGGGCAGGCACTTCGGCCACCATGACTCCCGTGGGTGGCGGATGGTATCGCTGTACCTGGACTTTCAACGAGCCAACCACAACAGCAGGCATCCAGATCGCGGCATCAACTGGTGACACGATTTACAACTACGCCGGGACTGCTGGCTATGGGATCTACGTCTGGGGCGCCCAGGTTGAAAACTCGCCAATCGCCACAGCCTACATCCCAACAACAACCGTTGCCGTCACCGTAACCGCGGACTACACCCAGACCACTGGCGGAACGATCACCTTCACCACTGCGCCTATCAGTGGTGCTGTGCTCACCTGGTCGGGCGGCTACTACCGACGCTGCCGGTTCGATGGTGACTCTGCCGAGATCGAGCAGATGCTGTCCGGGGCCTGGGATGGCGGCACCATCAAATTGATCAGCGTGAAGTGATGAAGTACGCATCGGCTGGCTTTATCTCGCTACTGAACGGGAATAGCACGTTCCTGATGGCGGACCTCTACACCCTGTCCCTGCGAAGCGGGTCGATCCTCCACTGGGCCCAGGCCGACACCGACATCAGCCTGAGCGCTCAGCTATTCACCGCCTCCACTGACCAAGGCACCCAGCCGCTGCTCCAGCGTGGCACCATCCACATGGCCAAGGGGCTCGAGGTCGGCACCATGGACCTCGACCTGCTCTGCGGCGGCTCTGCCCAGATCGCGGGGATCCCGGCGACCCTCTACGCCCACAACGGCGGCTTCGACGGCTGTCGGGTGAAGGTAGAGCGGGTCTTCATGCCGACCTGGGGCGACACCTCCAACGGTTCCACGATCCTCTTCGAAGGCAACGTCGCCGGCGTCGATCCCTCTTCGACCCTGGTCACCCTGCACGTGAAGGACGACCGAGAACGGCTCACCAACACCTTCCCGCATGCCCTCTTCATGGCCGGCTGCTCCAACACCTTCGGCGATCCGAACTGCGGCAAGAACCTGGCCGCCCTCACGGATGCCGGCACGGCTGGATCCGGGACGAACATCAACCAGGTGAACGTGGGCACCGGCCACGTCGACGGCTACTACAACCTGGGTGTGCTCGCCATGACGTCTGGGGCAGCCTCTGGGTCGCGCCGGGCGGTGAAGTCCTACCTCTCTGGCATCGCTGTCCTCACGATGCCCCTGCCTTCCGCAGCAGCTCCGGGTGACACGTTCACCATCTACCCCGGCTGCGCACGGTCCCAGGCGGCCTGTGGCGTGTGGGCCAACCAGGGGCGCTTCCGTGGCTATCCCTACGTCCCGCCTCCGGAGACGACCCGATGATCGCCGACGTCATGCTCTCCGCTCACGCTCAGATTGAGCACCTCCCTGCCGAGGAGCAGCAGCAGCGCCTGGCCGTGGTCCAGGAGGCCCTCTGCTGGCTCGGGACGCCCTACCACCACCAGGGCCGCATCATGGGCGCCGGGGTCGACTGCGGCATGCTCCTGGCCGAGGTCTACGAGGGAGCTGCCGTGCTACCCCACGTAGAGCCCGAGGACTACCCTGCGGACTGGCACCTGCACCGGGACGGTGAGCGCATGAAGGCCCTGGTCACCGAGCATGCGCGGCCAGTGGACGCCCCGCTGCCGGGGGATATCGCCCTCTTCCGCTACGGCCGCTGCCTAAGCCATGCCGCCATCGTCATCGAGTGGCCCGTGATCGTCCATGCCTTCATCGACGCCGGCGCGGTCGTCCTCGATGACTCTGTGGCCAACCAGGACCTGGCCGAGCGCCTGGCGGGCTTCTGGTCGCCGTGGGGAGGTGCCTGATGGGCGGCCGCGGGCACAGCACCAGCACCACCGAAGACGTCCTGGCCGGGATCCAGCTCCAGACCTCGTCCTATGGGGGCGTGCTCCCGGTCGTCTACGGGACCAACCGGATCCCGGGCAACCTCATCGACTACGACGACTTCACGCCCATCGCCCACACCAGCAGCCAGCAGGTGGGCAAGGGCGGCGGAGGCGGCAGCACCGTCACCAACACTACCTACACCTACACTGCTGGCGTGATTCTGGCCCTGTGCGAGGGCCCGGTGACCGGGATCAACCAGGTCTGGCGCGACAAGGAGGTCGGCAGCCTCAGCGGCTACGGGCTGACCTTCTACACCGGAACCCGGCCCCAGTCCGCGTGGCCGACCTGGACCTCGAAGCACCCCTCGAAGGCTCTCGGCTACAGCGGCACGGCCATCGTGTGTGCGGCCGCCATTGACCTGGGCAGCAGCGGGGCGATGAAGAACCACTCCTTCGAAGTGATCGGCATCCTCGCCACCCAGCAGGACCCCAGCGCGACGGCTGCCTACGACGCCAACCCGAGCGACATCATCCCCGACATGCTGACGAACGTGTACTACGGCGGCGGCTGGAACTCGGCCCAGATCGCTGACCTGGTCACCGGGGCTGCAAGCTTCGCCACCTACTGCCAGGCCATGGGCTTCGTATTGAGCCCGGCCTTCACCGAACAGAAGCCCATGAACACCCAGCTTCAGGAGGTGCTAGACGCCACCAACTCCGAGGGTGTCTGGACCGCGGGGGCCAGCTCCATGACGCTCAAGGTCGTCCCCTATGGCGATCAGCCCCTCACCGCCAACGGGACCACCTTCACGCCGAACACGACCCCGCTCTACGACCTGGGCGTGGATGACTTCCTGGTGGACAGCCCGGATGAGGATCCGATCAGCGTCAGCCTCACCAGCCCCCAGGACGTGAAGAACTGCGTACCCGTTGAGTTCTTGAACCGGCTGAATGCCTACAACATCAGCGTCCTGGATGACCCTGAGCCGGTGGACGTGGCCCAGAACGGCACCAAGAAGGACTCGCCCATCGTTCTCCACTCGATCACCAGGGCGGCCCACGCGCTCCAGATCAGCCGGATCCGGGCCCAGCGGAACGTGAATGTGCGCCGGACCTACACCTTCCGCCTCGGCTGGCGTTTCATCCTGCTCGAGCCCATGGTCGACCTGGTCACCCTCACGGAGCCTCTTCTCGGCCTGGACCACAAGATCTGCCGCATCAAGAGCGTCGACATTCCCGACGAGGACAGCGAGGAACAGGGGCTCACAGTCACGGCCGAGGAGTGGCCCTTCGGCACCGGCACGGCTACGCTCTACACCACCCAGACCACTGACGGCACCGCGCCCAACGTCAACGCTGATCCTGGCAACGCCAACACGCCCGTGATCTTCGACGTGCCGACGCTCTATCGGGCGGGCGCGGATCCCGAAGTGATGATTGCAACCTCCGGAGGCGCGCTCTGGGGCGGCTGCGAGGTCTGGGCCTCATCGGATGGCACCACCTACGCGCTGGCTGGCCAGATCTCGGCGCCCGCACGGCACGGAGTGCTCACGGCCAACATGGCGGCCGGTTCGACCCAGCAGGACACCACTTCGACGTGCGCGGTGGATCTCACGGTGAGCAAGGGCACGCTACAGAGCGTGGCCGCCCAGGTGGCACGGGACGGCCAAAGCCTCTGCTGGTGTGACGGGGAGATGTTCGCCTACCAGGACGCCACTCTCACGGCCGCGAACAAATACACCCTCCAGACCCTGCTGGTTCGTGGGCTCTGGGGCACCGCCCAGGCGTCTCACCTCAGCGGGAAGACCTTCACACGAGTGGACGCCGCTCTGGCCCGGGTACCGGTGCCTGCGGCCCGCGTGGGGGCGCTGCTCTACATCAAGCTCGTCTCCGTGAATCTCTGGGGCAGCGGGAAGCAGTCCCTCGCCAGCGTCCCGGCCTACACCTTCACGCCCGCGGCCCAGACGGTGCCGACCCCCTACAACGTGGCAGTGACGGTGACTTAGAGGACATCATGCGGCTAATTAAATCCATTGATGACCCTGGGGATGCTGGCAACGGCGGCGGCGGTGTCACGCCAGGTGGCGGGGGCACCCTCTACAACCGAAAAACACTCACGATCACCTGGGACTTCCCGGCCACCGCCCCGAACCCGGACGCTTTCGAGGTAGTGGCCTACACCGGCACCGATGCTACGGACACCACCAACTACCTCTTCGATCCGGTGCAGGTCCTTGGCGCAGATCGAGAGTTCAAGCGGGAATTCTTCCCCAAAAACAGCCTGACGATCAAGGCTTCCGTGAGGTCCGTCTATGCCTAAGGGTCCGTGGGCAAACTCCGGCGGCACCGCCAGCGCCACTCCCACCGGTACAGGTGTGGGGTCACAATCTGGCGTAGATGGCGCCCAAACCGGGGTGAACCAGATCAACTCGGTCGACTACCTCAGCAACCAGGACAAGATCCAGCTGCGGCGGGATTGGGACGCAGAGCAGCAGATCAAGACCCAGCTCGACGCGCAAGCCTCAGCCCTTGGGGTGAGCGCCACAGCCTACGACAATGCCGTGGCTGCCCTCAGCACGAACCTGATCGCTGCTGGAGCGCCTGCGGGCTGGGCCACGACCTGGCCCGATGGCACGGCATTCAATGTGACCAGCATCGTGATCAACCTTCGCACCTGGTGGTCGAGCATCGCCACGAATCGAGCTGCCCTCCAGAAGGCCTGCCAGGACAAGATCCAGGCCAATGCAGCCTATGCCGATGCCATGGCCCGGAGCTGTTACAACCTCGTCAAGAACGGGAACAGCGAAGACGCAAGCCCCGCTGGGTATGAGGCAGTGCTGGTGAGTGCTGCAGCCGCCTATACGGGGACGAAGGGCCGGGCAGTCATCGGTGATGGGACGACGGTGTTCAGCTACTTCACGCCCAACATCCCATGCGTAGAGGCTGATCAGTTCTACCTTGAATTCATGGCCGCCCGTGTCGGGAGTGGCGGGGGGCATGCCTATCTCAGCCTCGTCTGGTTCAATTCAAGCGGCACAGCCTTCGCCGGGGAAGATTTCGATTTTCCGACCGCTACCCCCGGGCCGTGGGGGAAATACAGCAGGCTCGTCACCGCACCCACGGGGGCAGTGGCTTGCGCCCTCCGGTTCCAAAAGGATTCAACCCTCACGGCCGGGAACTACGTCTACTTCGACAACATCTACGCTTGCCGCGCCGTCGCCCGCGGGATGCTCCAGGGCGATGCCATCCAGACCAGCAACTATGCCGAGACCTCCGGAAACCCCACCGCCGGGGCCCGGATGGACATCAGCAATACGGCCCTGAAGGTGGCTCCCGGCAACTTCCAGATGGGTGCCGTGGTCTTCAGCGATTACTTCTGGGGGCGCCTCAATCAGGCCCTTGACGGCAGCGGGGCAGGTGGGCGCGTGATCTACCGGGGCAACGTGGACACCACCACCCGTAGCGGGGCCCCGAACATCGGGTGCCTCACCGTGAGTCGCCGCCGCTGGGACACCACCAACAAGATCGGGCGCCTCGAACTCAAGATCCAGCCCAGCGCCTCCGGAGGCACCGACAACCTGGACGCCATGCGCTTCGCAGGCATCCAGCTCTTCCGGCAAAGCGCAGCAGGGACCACGGCCACCCTCACCGCCGTGGACACCTACTACCAGCCCATCAAGGACCGGCTCTATTTCAGCTTCGGGACGGACACCAACACCAGCAACGCCGTTTACAACACCTTCGAGACCACCGACGCACTGATCTCCAGCGGTTTCCCCGCCGCCATCGTGCAGCTCTTCAACGCCTACGGCCCCAGCGACGCCAACTGCTTCTACGCTGCAGCTGGTAATACAGACGGATCTGCCCTCACCAACAACGGCACCACCTGGCCGTCCGGCATCACGGGCGCTTCGGGTGGCGGATCTGGTGGTGGAGGTGGGTCAGGTGGTGGCGGCTGCCCGGCGCCCTGGGTGCAGATCCAGCTGGCCTCGGGTCTCCTGGTGGATGCGGCTGACCTCTACGACGGCGCCCAGGTGGCTGGTGTGAACGACACCACCCTCGAGCCCATGGTCGGGATCGTGCGTAGCCCCACGATCATCTGGGCAGACCGGGTGCCCATCCTGCTGGAAGACGGCACGGTCACTGAGTTCAGTGCGGCCCACCGCTTCATGGTCGAGGGCAAGGGCTGGCTCGAGGCGCGCCACCTGGTGGCTGGGGATTCGATCCTGGCCCAACAGCCCAGCATCGTCCGCAGCATCGGGAAGCCCATCAAGGCCCAGGTCGTCACCTTCAGCGTCGATGGCAGCCACACCTACTTCGCCGACGGCCTCCTCTCCCACAACCTCAAGATCCTCAGCTAGGAGTCCTCCATGGACGCAACGATTCAGACCGCCCTCGCCAATGAGGCTCGCCGCAACGAGCTGCGCTGCCGGGTTGCCCAGATCCAGGGCGAGGTCACCACAGGGGCCAACCTCGCCACCATCGTCTCCTCGAGCGTGGGGGATGCGCAGCGCCGCCTCGACGCAGCCAAGGCCTCCCTCGCAGCCCTGGAGTCCGGGGCAGGGCCCGGGCTCACCGACGACTTCGGCTACCGGGCCGACCACCTGGCCGCCTTCATCGAGGCTGCGGCCGGCGCGGGGCTCATCGCCGATGCTGCTGCAGCTCGCACGCTCGCGGGGCTGTGATGCGCTACCTCGAGGCGGCCCTGATGGCCCTGTGGGGGCTGGTGTTCTTCCTGGCAGTGGAGGTGGCGATCTTCCTGCCCCTCTACGTCCTAGGCATCCCTGCAGCTTGGGCGGCAGCCCGGTGGGCCCGGGTCATCGTGGTCCCCTCCATGATGGACGCCGACCGCCCGATCTTCGCCTACGCCAACTCCCTGCTGAATTGGTGGCTGGGCAACTACGAGGACGGCATCAGGCCTGAGTTCAGCTGGTGGCAGGACAAGACGGCCTTCCAGTGGTTCCTCAGGAACCCAGTGTGCAATCTGCGCTTCACCCCGTGGATCTCCACTCTGCCCAGCCCTGGCACCCGCTTCATCGGGTCCGACCAGGTCGAGCCGGACGGGACGCCATGCCACTTCCTCGCCTGGTCGGGCCCCTTCGTTGGCTACCGATACCAGAACACCACCTGGGGAGTCTGGTTCGGCTGGAAGATCAACCCGCGCGACGCCCGGTTTGTGTCGACCGATGACTACCGCCGTTGGGGCATTGGGACGGCGGCCCAGATCATGCGGTTCTGAGGGCTGTACGTCTTTTGTAGCGCCTCTCCCCCAAAAGGCGACGAAAAAGCACGAAAAAACGACAAAAACGAAGCCCCCGTGAGGGGGCTAAGTCTTGTGTTTTCTGGCTCCGGAGGAGGGATTTGAACCCCCGACCTAGTGATTAACAGTCAGGGCCGCTCGGTCTGGCTGTTGCAGTGCTGGTGCGGGTTTGCGGGGCTTCGCGTTTTCGCTTGTACACCGTT